GAGTTTGTTACTAATATTCCTAGATGGGTAGAGTCATACTTTAAGCCAATAGAAGATTATGAAGAAGAGGGCGCTTTCATTATCATGGGGATGGTTAAATCAATTAAGCGCGGAGATGGATGGAGCCGAATTGAGATTGTTGATAAGACTGGGAGTGTTGGTGTATTTCATAACCAAGACACCCAGGTTGAGCCAGGGAGGATGTATATCTTCTTAGTTTCAGATAATAGAGTTGCCTCATTTATCCAGCCGGACTCCCTTGACTCAGCACAGACACCTTTTGTACAATTTCTAAAGGCGAAGACTATGGTCTTAGGTCCAGAAGAATATTATGTTGTGGACGTAGAGCCTAGGAGGACAAAGAAGGGTGATAGAATGGCACACGCAGTTTTGTCTAATGAAGACAAAGAACTAACTTCAGTCATCATCTTTCCATCAGTTTACGCAGAATCTTTAGCACATATGAAGCCTGGTACAAGTTGCAAGCCAGTATTTGGTGAGACTAACACAGGCGCTACTACATTAAAGGGATTTATCAGATGAATTTAGATACTCTAGCAGATAGATTGCACAATACTGCACAGGAAAAAGGATTTTGGGAACCAGTATCAAGAATGCAGGAGCAAGACTTCTTTATATTTTATTCAAAGCAAATAGCCATGATCCATTCTGAGGCCACAGAAATTTTAGAGGCATTGAGAAAAGACAAGGGCGATGAGGCAGTTGTAGAAGAGATTGCAGACCTTATTATTAGAGCCCTTGATTTGTATAAAGGAATTAAAGTCTACTCTGGAGATTTGCCTTCTTTGGATTCTACACTTATGAAGAAGTCTTTAACAAATCAGGAAAGGCCACGGCTCCACGGCGTTCGTGGATGATATAATGAATGCTTACTTTCTTCACGGCTCAGAGGGTGAAAAGTTAATGGTAATCCGTGGGCACGATGAAGAGTTAATGAAGAAAATAATTGATAACTTACATAGATCAAGAGATGAAGATATCAAAAGACTAGCGGAAGTATTGGAGAATCATTTTAATGAGCGACATGATGATGGAGGAAGTCCTATCGAAATTAGATCCAAAAATAAGAAAGATGGTAGGAAGCGCAGATAATGTAGAAATACATAAACAAAAGACTCCTAGCCTATCTTTAAATGTTGCTCTTAAGGGAGGTTTGGCTTATGGTAGACAAGTTCTTATATGGGGCAATAAGAGTGCTGGAAAATCCTCATTCTGCCTGCAACTTATTGCAGATGCACAAAAACAGGGGAAGACATGCGCGTGGATCGATGCCGAACAGTCATATTCTCCTGAGTGGGCTGAAAAACTTGGAGTCGATTCCAAAAAACTTATTTACTCATCAGCAAAAACAATTAACGACATGGTTGACATTGGCACGCAACTTATCCAATCGGGAGTGGACCTACTTGTTGTAGATTCCATCTCTGCTCTACTTCCAGCCATATACTTTGAAAAAGACGGCTCAGAACTGAAACAACTGCAGGATACAAAACAAATCGGCGCAGAGGCAAAGGATATGACTCATGCTGTCAAGATGCTCAACTATGTTAATGACAAGACATTGCTTATCCTTATCTCTCAGCAGAGAAACCAGTTTGGATCTATGCACGCTAGCCATATTCCAACTGGAGGAATGGCAGTAAAGTTTTTTTCTAGCACCATTATTAAACTATGGTCAAGTGAGGCAGAGGCCTCATCAATTAAAGATAAGATTGCTGTGGGTGATAAACTTATTGAACAAAAGGTCGGTCGTCCGGTTAACTGGACGATTGACTACAATAAGACTGGACCTCAATTCATTACTGGATCGTATGATTTCTACTTCCAAGGTCTGCATGTAGGAGTTGATCAGGTTGCTGATCTAGTTGATACTGCAGAAATGCTTGGAATTATTGAGCGCGGCGGTGCCTGGTATACTGTATTAGGAGAAAGAATTCAAGGTCGTGCAAACGTTATTGCCAGAGCCAGAGAAGACCTTGATATGCAAGAAGAACTTACAAGATTGGTATATGAAAAAATATGATTGACCCAAGAGCATTTCTTTCTAACGATGAGTCTAAGTCCTCTGGTAAATATAGAGACATTCAGGGATCGTTCTCTTGCCCAGAACAGGGCTGCTATGAGGTTGCTAATGAAGGACAATACGATGAAGAAAATCGTAAGGTTTTTTGGACCTGCCCGAACGGTCATGATGGAAGCGCAAGGCTTTGAGCGAAAAGGCAGAACTGCGTCGCATAGGGGCTAAGTCTCATAAAAATAGTGGTCGTGGACAATATCAGAAAGCAGACGGAAACATCGAAAGATTCGTTGTAGATATAAAAGAATATGGCAAGTCTATATCATTAAGCCAGGATATGTGGGCCAAGATTGTTACTGATTGTCTAAGAACAGATAACAAAAAGAACCCTTTGCTTATGGCTGTGCTTGGTAGCGGTGGAAGAAAAACCAGGCTAGCCGTAATTGAGTGGGAAGTATTAGAAGAATTATTGGAGGAACTAGATGGAAGATACAATTGATTTAATTAATCAGGTGTCGGAGTTCGCTGACATTCATGATTTTGTCAGAGATGAGGGGCTTGATGATGCGATGGCGGCTATCGTAAAAATTATTTCTAAGCCAGATATCCCTCCAGTTCAGGCACTCACACTAATAGCAAAACTACAAGCCTTGTCTGCTAAGTTTGGAATCCTTGCAGCATGGTATACAACAGCAGCAAAAGGTCCAACAGGATCTCCAAATAATATCAAGAAGAATATCTACTACTCTACAAAAGAAGCCCTAGATAAACTTGTTGACAGTCTCAAGTACATAGTAAGGTATAATCTTGGGTGACATGACTAAAAACTTATTATCGTCTTTACTAAACAAGCCTAAAGACCCTAAACTAAATTCTAAAAAGTTTATTAAAATGCTGAATTCAGCATACGAAGATACTAATACTAATAAAGAATATAAGAGAAAGAAGACATTCTCTCCAAGTACTATTGGGTATGGTCATGGAACCTGCTCTAGATACTGGTGGCTTGCATTTAATGGTGCGGAGTTTACTGAGAATATTCGTGCCGCTAACATTGCATCCATGAGATCTGGCACCGCCGCCCATGAAAGAATAGAAAAATTAGTTGAGGCAACAGGTCTTCTTAAAGAGCGGGAAAGAGAGATTAAAAGTGATAGCCCTCCCATCAGAGGTTTTGCCGACCTAGTTTTAGATATCGATGGTGAAGAAATTATTGGAGAGATTAAAACTATTAAAGACCAATACTTCATTCAAAGAAAATCTGAAGGACAACCATCTCCCAGCCACTTCCTACAACTATTGGTCTACATGAAGGTTGAGGGTGCCTCAGAAGGCTTTATTCTATATGAGAACAAGAATGATAATGAACTTCTATCTATTCCAATAGAAATGAATGCTAAAAATGAAGAGTATATCAATTACGTTTTTGAGTGGATGGACAAAGTTTATAATGCATACAAGGAAAATACTCCACCTAAAAGAGGTTATACAAAGTCTACATGGACATGTAAATCATGCCCTGTAGCAGAGGCTTGCCTGGAAAGAGAAGAGGGCGTAAAAAAGATAGAGAATCTTAAGGTCGGTCTTGAATGAAAAACTGCGCCCATTGCGGTGAGCCCTTTGAGTCAAATAAAAAGAACCAAAAATATTGCGCTCCTTCATGCTGCAGACTTGCTACAAATAAAAAGATTATGGAACGGTACTACGAAAATAAAAAAAGAAAAAGCGGAGTAAAAAGATACTGTGATTGTGGTCAACTTCTAAGTAGATATAATGATAGTGATATTTGTTTTATTTGCTTAAAAAAGAAAAAAGAGAATGATAATAGCGCGGTTATAGAGGTAATTAATAATGTCATTAAAAAAATTAATAAAACAAAACGCTAAAGTGGTTATGGGGGTAGACTCATCTACCAATTCATTTGCGTTCTGCCTGTTCGATAAGGAGCCAATTAAATGGGGAAAGATAACTTTCAATGGGAACAATATCTACGACAAAGTTGTAGATTGCAGAGACAAAATGAAATTTATAAAAGAAGAAGTGCATCCAGATTATATTTGTATAGAGTCTGCAATCATGGTAAAATCTCAGGCAGTAGCGATAAATATGGCTATGATTGTAGGAAGTCTGATATCTGAATTAGCATTAGACTCACGTTCAATAATTACTGTACCACCAGCAACATGGCAAAACTATATAGGAAATAAAAATTTAACAAAAGAAGAAAAGGCCCTAATAAAAAAACAAAATCCAGATAAATCTGAAGCCTGGTATCGTAATACCGCCAGAAACATAAGAAAGCAACGGACAATAGATTTTTTTAATGACAAGTATGGAATGAGTTTAGATGATAATGATGTTGCAGACGCTTGTGGAATTGCCTACTATTCCTATGAGAAATTGACAAGTCATGGCTAAACTATATGAAAGTAAAGCGTACCTGACTAAAAGATATTCCATAGAAAAGAAAAGCCTGGAAGAAATTGCAAAAGAGTGTAATGTTAGCCATCAAACAATATATAGGTACTTAATGAAATTTGGACTGATAAGAAACCCGAGGAAACTATCATGAAAGAAACTAACCTGTCTGATATGTACGCAGAGGCAAAAAGTATTGAAGAGAGATCATTCTTTCCAAAAAATAATACAGAGATAGCAATTGTAGATGAGTGCCAGAGAATGGCGATGATGTTAGTAGAAAAGAATCGTGCCTACGGAAACTCTGCCCTTGATCCAGTAAGAATCATGTCATCATCAGACGCAACAGAGCAATTAAAAGTTAGAATAGACGATAAATTATCTAGATTTATGAGAGGTAAGAATTATCACGGAGACAATGATCTTGACGATCTGATAGGTTATCTGGTATTATTGAGTATTGTACAAAAGGAGACATGGAAGTAATGCCGTTATATACCTTTACATGCATGGATTGCGATAAGACGCATGAAATGATATTAAAGATTGAGGAAAGGAATAATGCTATTTGTCCAGACTGCGGAATGCGGCTGGTCAGGAACCTTGATTCCCCAGGTATGGTATGGGCACCCACCCGTGGCGGTAGTGGTTTCGCCACTTAATAAAGGAGAACTATGTCTAGACGACAATCAAGAGACTCTGAGGAACTTCCGACTTACAAAGTAAATCCAGATATATCCGTTTTCTACGAACTTAAATTTGGCAAGGATATAATAAAACCAGGAGACTCCTTGAAGTTTAAGGATGTAAGAGGATCTTTTAGATTTATCCGCCTTGCTCATAATGTTAAGAAGGATGTTACTTGGATAGACTGCTACTCTCCAACTACTGGAGAATATAGATCTTTCTATGTAGAAAAACTTAAGGGCGTCGTCCATGCTAAGAAAAGTATTAGAAAGAAGATGAATGTCAACTGATGTAGTCCTGGCTGAACGCTGGGAAAAAATTAATAAGGTTGTCGATGTGTTCCTTAAGGGAACCACGAACCCCTCTGCAATTGCTAAGGCTACTGGGTTTAAAAGAGCAGAAGTCCAGGAGTTCCTTGATGAGTGGCGCTCTGTCATTCAAAGCGATAGACAGATTCAAATGCGTGCAAGAGAGGCTTTGTCTGGGGCCGACCGACATTACTCAATGCTGATTGAGGAGGGCTGGGATGTTATTAATCAGGCTGGTACAGTTGGAGATTTGGGTAAGAAAACTGCTGGGATTAAGATTGTAGCGGACATTCAACAGAAGCAAATAGATATGCTACAAAAGGCTGGGCTAATTGAGGATAGTGAAATCGCTCAACAAATAATTGAAACGGAGCGTAAGCAGGAAGTCCTAGTTAAAATCTTAAAAGAAGTTGTGGCAGATTGCGACCATTGTAAGAGAGAAGTATTTAGGCGTCTAGAAGAAGTTACAGGTAAGGCGGAGGGCTTCTGATGTTTGATGATTTCATATCTGCCCTGGAAGAAGACGAGTTTGAAGAACACCCAGTAAATATTGAAGAGTTTGTTACAAATGAAGACTACCTACATCTTCCACCTCTTTCAGAATATCAATATCAGGCTATCAAGGCTATGACACAAATCTATAAAAAAGACACACTCATAAAACTTTATGGTGAAGAAGAAGGCACAAAGAGATTCAAGCAAACCTGTAATGAGGTTATACTGCAACTGGGAAAGGGTAGCGGTAAGGATTATCTATCTACAATTTCAGTAACGTATCTTGTTTACCTATTGCTGTGCTTGAAAGACCCTGCAAAATATTTTGGAAAACCCCCAGGAGATTCAATTGACATTATCAATATTGCTATTAACTCCGAACAGGCAAAGAACGTATTCTTTAAAGGTTTTCGCAAAAGAATTGAAGATTCTCCATGGTTTGTCGGTAAATATGCTATTACAGCGCAAAGCGTATCGTTCGATAAATCCATTACATGCCACTCTGGTCACTCAGAACGGGAATCATGGGAAGGGTATAACGTTATCTGTGTAATTCTGGATGAGATCTCTGGCTTTAGCACAGTATCGACAAGCGGTAACGAGCAGGCCAAGACAGGTCAGGCGATCTATGATATGTATAGGGCCTCAGTAGATTCACGCTTCCCAGACGTTGGGAAGGTTGTCCTTCTTTCATTCCCTAGATACCGTGACGACTTTATTCAGCAGAGGTACAACGCTGTCATTGCTGATAAAGATGTAGAGATAAAGTCTCACAAATTTAAATTAGATGATGAACTGGAAAATGTTGCAGAAAATGAGTTCACAGTTGAGTGGGAAGAAGATCATATTAACGCCTACAAATATCCAAAAGTATTTGCCCTTCGTAGGCCAACGTGGGAGGTCAATCCAACGAGATCAATAAATGATTTTAAGATTGCATTCTACAACAATCCGGTAGATGCCCTTGGTAGATTTGCCTGTATGCCTCCAGATGCAGTAGATGCTTTCTTCAAATCTAAGGAAAAAATTCTCACATGCTTTAATCAGCCTATGAACGGTGTGGACGATGACGGCAGGTTTAGAGATTGGTTTAGACCCCAGGAAAGCAAAGAGTATTATATCCACGTTGACTTGGCACAAAAGCACGACCATTGTGCTGTAGCAATGGCTCATGTTGATAGATGGGTTCATCTAAAAAGTTTTATGAATCATAGTGTGGTCAGCCCTATCGTTGTCGTGGATTGTGTGAGATGGTGGACCCCGACCTCCGACAAATCTGTTGATTTCTCAGAAGTTAAACAGTTTATTGTGGACCTAAGATCACGGGGATTTAACATTAAAAAGGTTACATTCGATAGGTGGAATTCACACGATATCATGTCAGAACTTAGAATGATTGGCATAGAAACAGAGACTCTTTCTGTAGCAAAGAAGCATTATGATGACATGGCTATGCTGGTCGGAGAAGAAAGAATTGTTGGACCCAGCATTAAACTTCTTACAGATGAGTTACTTCAACTTAGAATTATCCGTGACAAAGTGGACCATCCAAGAAAAGGTAGTAAAGATCTCTCAGACGCGGTTTGTGGTGCCATTTATAATTCTATTGCCTATACCAGAAGAGAAGATGAAGAAATAGAAATTGAAGTACACACATTTAAACAATTAATTAGAGATCGTGAAAAAGAAGAGGCAGATAGAAATATTATTAAACCGCCAATTCCACCAGAAAGTTTTGATGATTATGTTAATTCTATAGGGATGGTATAACTATGGATATGAACGAAGAACTTATCAAGATGATGCTAGAAAGAGGATATATAGAGCAAGTTGGATATAATCCTGTAGGAGATCCACTATACAAAATAACGGAATTATTTTACACAGAGCAGGCCGATCTAGTAGAATGGATGCGTCAGCAAGACTCTGATACCCTAAGCAGTCTATGGTTTAAAGGATATATAGATTTAAAAATGTCTGAGGAAGGCCTGGGGTTTGTCTATCTTACAGATAGGTCAGATAGTTGGGTAGAAGCAGAAGATCTTACTGAGGATGAAAAGTCAATGATGTATCTTATTTACAGCACAGGTTCTTACTTTGGAGGTAACCCAGATTATGGATACGAGGAACGTAATTGATTATTACAAGGAATGGGAGAACGATCAAATCAGGGCGGATCTAGATACTAAACGTCTTCCATTCATTGTAGGCTTTGAAAATATTACTGGTGATTTTAATAAGGCTTCTGGAATTAGAAATAGTAATGCATTCCTGGCTAAAGAATCCTGGATTATTGGGAATAAAAGGTGGGATCGCCGTGGAGCGGTGGGGACACAGAACTACATCCACTTGAAGTATGCCCCCTCACTAGATCATATATATCTTAATGAGCCACACATTAGAGACATGCGATGGGTGGCGGTAGACAACGTTCCTGGAGCCATTCCTATTACTCAGTATGAGTGGAAGCCAAACACCTTTATGATCTTTGGAGAAGAGGCTAGGGGTGTAAGCCCGATGGGGCTGGGCATGGCAGATGACGTTGTTATGATTCCTCAACTTGGTAGTGTTAGAAGTCTAAATGTTAGTGTTGCGAGCGGCATCGTAATGTATGACTATGCGACAAAACTTGGAATGCTATAATTAATCATGAAAGTATGCTCATTTTGCGGTGAAAAGGCTGAGTGGTCTGGTTCTAGGAAAGACACAATGCTTTATGTATGCAAGCCCCACTTTGAGGCATATTACATAAATTTTTCAGATTGGAAGAGACTAGATGGCTGAATCATATGTACCAACAGACTCAATGGCTTCTAATGCCCGTCGCGGACTTGCATTGCGAGATGAATTTAATCGCGGAGGAACGGCAGTAGGAATCGCACGCGGTAGAGATATTGCCAATAAAAAGAATCTTAGCGAGTCTACCGTATTGAGAATGCACTCCTTTTTTAGCCGCCACGCCGTTGATAAAAAGGGCAAGGGCTGGAAGCAAGGTGAAGAAGGCTATCCATCAAATGGTTTAATTGCGTGGTTGCTTTGGGGCGGTGACTCTGGAAGATCTTGGGCAGAGTCTAAGAGAAATGCAATCATGAGAAGGAGAGAGCAGTCCAGCAAAATGTGGAAAGGTACTGCTTTCGATATAACCGAATAGACCCCGATGTGCCAGCAATGCCGAGTTACGCGGTTGATTCCAGTATGAAGTTAGTCAAACGTGCAGAACTTAGGATGGTTATGTTACTCGCTGGCACATCGGTCTTTTCCCGATTGGTGTAATGGCAGCACAAATGATTTTGGTTCATTTAGTCGTAGTTCAAATCTATGATCGGGAGCATGGAAATACATTCAGATGACGAATGTCAAAAATATTGGCGGGAGGTATTTGCCTCCCAGATAGAAAGAACAATAAACTCTTATCATATACAAGAAAAAGATGAAGACGTAGATAGAATTAGATGGTTTCTTGAAGGATTAAGATATGCCTCTATGATTATTAGATGGGACGATGAGTGAGACTGCTCACAAATCCCCTTTAAAATTTGACCCCTTATCAGTACCCTGATAAGATAAATATATCAACCCACAAGGAGGAATTATGAAGGCTTTAGGTCATTATTTTTCTGAGATTTTTAGAGGTGCCACAAGCAAAGCCTCTGGAATCCAGTCAGATTGGGACAGGGCTAGAAGAGATGCTTCTAGATTTGGACCATCACACGTTGCAGAGATTGACGCCATTTTTTCACGACAGGCATAATCATTGACACCCGCCCACGACTACTGTATTATTAGTGTCGTGGGCAAGTCATTTATAGAAAAGGATTAATATGAAAAATATTATTATTGCTGCTGCTATTTCTGCAGTTGCTCTAGTTGGATGCACATCTGAGGTGTCCCCGGCCCCGACAGTAACCATTACTGAGCAGGCCCCCGCTCCACTCCCAGCGCCAAGTGTTGATGATGGGGTGACAACTAACTCTCAAAAGTTTGTAGGTTTTGTAAGACAAAATGGTGGTGTCTATGGAAGTATTGCTAATGAATCAGACCTTCTTGGTTTGGGAGATACTATTTGTAAGGGTTTCGCAGGAGGTCTTTCAGAAGATGAGATTACTCAGGTACTATCCCAGGCTTTAATTAATAGCAATATGGGCAATGATGATGGCGCTAAGTTTGGCGCAGCACTCATTGTAGGCGCAAGAACCTATCTCTGTGTAGTAACTTACTAATGCCTTACTTTACATTTTATTGCTTGGTTAAGTCCGGTAACGAATACGTTATGAAACCTCATATAAATATTTACAACAACATGATAGAAATTATTGATTGGGAAAAAAATGTATGAATATAAAGCGTATGTTGAAAGAGTCGTTGACGGAGATACTGTAGATCTAACTATTGACTTAGGCTTTCATACATATGTAGTGAAAAGGGTTAGGCTATCTAACATTAATGCACCAGAAAGATTTACAGAAGAAGGTAAAATAGCAAAAGCATTTGTAGAAAATGCTCTGGCGGTGGGCATGGAAGTGGTAATACAAACACAACTAGATTCAAAAGATAAATATGGGAGAGTTCTTGGTGAGATATTTATTGACAAGCAATTCTCTTTGAATGAAATGCTACTAATGAACGGTCTCGCAACCCCCTATAATGGTTGACTTATATTATTATCTACTGTAGAGTAGATTAATGTTGCCGCCCAAGGAGGTCAATATGACGACAAAAAACCAATTTGGAATGGCAATAGATTGGATTGCCGTAGTAGTTCTAGCAATCACATTTATTGCAGCACCAAGTCTGGCGTATGCTAAGTCTGCGCCCTTGGCGGAAAGTGCAAATGGAAACTTTGCCACCGCTGATGCATTCGAAAGAAGTGCAAGCAAAAAGAAAGTTTGGGTTTTGCCATCCAAATGTGATAACAAGCAGGCAAAGATTCTGTTTGACGCAGGTTTTAATAGACCTGGGATGTTAAGAGGAGCGTGGGCTATTACCTGGCGCGAATCTAAGCATCAGTCACTTGACGAATCTAGCAGATGGTATTCAGGTGCTCTGGGTACTTGGCAAATTCAGACCAGCGCATGGTCTGGAAGATCCTGGTGGTCACGGAGTAACATGCTAGATAAAGAAATAGAATCAAAAATTGTGCGTAAATACTTTCTTAAAGATGGTATGCATAATTGGGGCTATGGATATTCTTTTAAGAATGATTCATGGTACGAGGATGCAGGGATGTACTACTCTCTATGGGGATCTAGTACAACATATGCATGGGTAATTGCTCCATTCAATACCGGATGGTCTTTATTCCCTGGCAAATGCACCCCTAAAAAGGTATAATGTAGTACATAGGTATGGCGGGGGGAACAACACAATAAAATGTGCGGCAACACCCCCGCCTACCATAACTATTGGAGAATGAATGAGAATAGGTTTTCTTTCTACAGACTGGGGCGATCACTTTCAGGCGCAGCCAGGTGGTTGTACTAACGTCAGAATGCTTGGTCCAGGTATGCAATTAACCACCATAGGTCATGAAGTTATGGTTGGAGAGATTGGCTGGAAGGACGGAGAAGGCTTTGTGGCAGTTCAGCCAGTAGAAAGAGTTAAGGTTCGTGATCGTAGCGTTATCACAAAATATTCTAAGGCTTTTGAAAAACTTGATGTTGTTGTACTTAAACTATTTATGCATAAGGATGCGCCAAGATATATAGAAGAAGCCAAGAGGCTAGGTCAGACAGTCATTATTGACACGGATGACCACTTTGAGCAACTTCCAGAAGATAATCTAGCATTCATAACAACTGACCCACAGACTCATCCAGAAAATAATAGAGAGCATCTTATAGCGACCTATCCTTTAGCAGATGGAATCATTGCTAGCACCAAGTTCCTTGAGGATAGAATGCGTAGGTATAATAAAAATGTATACAGAGTCTCTAATTCTTTAGACCCATCCAACTTTATGTACAGAATAGATACTGCTGGAACCAAGCCAACCATTGGATGGGTTGGGATTATGATGTGGCGAGTTAATGACCTAAAGGATGTTGCTGCACCAATTAAGACTGTTATAGAAACTCACGGACTTAAATTTCATCATAGTGGAATAATGTTAGATAAGCCATTATGGGCGGCAGAAACCATTGGAATAGATCCTAAGAAAATGAGTGGCTATTGTGGAGCGAGGCCGCAGTATTACGGTAACATATTTATGCCCATAGATGTAGGTATCGTTCCTCTGACGAAGAATCAATTTAACGAGGCCAAGAGCAACCTAAAGGGTCTTGAGTATGCTTTGTCTGGAATCCCTTTTGTGGCTTCTAATACTAGAGAGTATAGAGATTTAGCAGATATGGGTGTTGGTAGAATTGCAAAATCTTCAAAGGATTGGATTAAGCATCTAACAAAACTTACAGATCCAGATGTAAGAGAAGAAGAGAGGCAGAACAATTATAAGATTGTAACTCAAAACTTCAACCTAAACTGGACAAAGTATAAATGGTCAGAAGCAATAGAACTTATCCATCTAGAAGCACAAAAAAATATAATGAAACAGTATCAACTAATTAAGGTATAATTAATTATTACGCTTGGGAGGCTGCCATATGCCATATGACATTAGACAAAATTATCGTGGTAAGTCTGGATACTCTGTAGTTGGTCCAGACGGTACCGTTCGTGGCACTCATCGTACCCGTGGAGAGGCGGTGAGCCAACAAAGGGCTCTCTATTCCGCTGAATCAAACTCTAAGAAGGATATTTCTAAGGCAGGGCATAACTTATACGAAGAACTATCTGCTGCTGAAAAAGAATTCCATGACTCCCTGGTAACAATTGCAGACAACTATGGGCCTTTAGATGCAGAAGAAACTGGCATTTGGATAGGATATGAGTCTGCAGCAGAAAATGAAGATGCCTCTATTGGGGTTATGTGTGGAAACTGCTCCTTACACTATGAAAAAGAAGATGGTGGTCTAGGCTGTATGATCCTATCTTATGAAATTGAAGAGATGGGGAAATGTAGACTGGCAGTTATACCGCCAGGATATGTAAATTCAAGCCCGGTTATGAAAAATTTCTGGGGCGGTAAGTTCTCAAACAACAGATAGGTTAATGATGAAAATTCTTGTTTACGGAAGCAATAAGTTTTCCGATTATGATACTTTTACCCGTGCTGTGGTGGTGGCGATTGATAATGCCGTAGACAGCATAGATGACAAACTTGATATTTATACAGCAGGTCCGTACAAGGTAAATCAGTTTACTGCTGAGTTTGTTAATAAAACAGAGGGCTTCTTCAAGCAGAAAGGCATTAAGTCACGATTCTATCGGGTCTTAAAGAACGATGTTGTGGAAAACTTTGACAAGTACGGCATTGATAGTGTAGTATATTTATCAACGAAGAATGAACGTGCTGAGATTTTTGATACAGTAATATCTACGGCAGAAAGCCAGGACGTTCCCGTAAACATCTATAAGGTATAGGAGAGAAAATGAGAATTATCAAAGGAGCAGGTCGCCGTATCTAAGCGCGACCAAGCATATCTTTCTGTAGCATCATATATGGCATCTCAGTCTTCTTGTAGAATGAAGCACGGTTCTGTTATTGTAAAGGGTGGTAGAGTGATTTCTACTGGAGTTAACAAAGAAAGAAGTCATCCAAGAATTGTATCTAGTGAGCATATCAAGCAGCATTGTTCAGTTCATGCAGAAGTAGATGCAATCAAGAGGGCTAAGGATGTTAACGGGGCCACCATTTATGTAGCAAGAGTGAACCGTCGTGGAGAGCAAAGAGATAGCAGGCCATGCAACAGATGCTATGAGGCAATAAAAAATAGTGGTATCAAGAAGATTGTCTATACAACGAGTGAGGAATAATGTCTTTTAAAACAATTAACTACGAAGAGGCACATACAATTGTAGATTCTAATAAGAGTCTGTTTTGGGATGGATGGACAATCGTAGACTGGAAGCCATACAAGGATGCTCTATATAAAAAGAATGGGCTCTTTCGGGATGGTAAGTGGGGTGTGTCTAGACGTTACACTCCAGATACAAATGGATGGAAAGTGCCAGCAAAATATGTGGATCGATGAGGCGCTATGCGCTGGCACAGATACCGAACTTTACTTTGATAAATACGAATCAAACCAGGACACAGCGGTAGAAATAGATAGAATGTGTTTATCGTGTCCAGTTATTAAAGAATGTTTTGATGAGGGTGTTAAGAGTGAGTCTTACGGAGTCTGGGGTGGCGTCTTCCTTAATGAAGGAAGATTAGATAATGTAAGAAACTCTCATAAAACAGATGTAGTTTGGCAAAGGATTCTCCCATTGATTTCGGAGGAAAAATGGTAGATAAATTAGTTCTCAATGTTCTTAAAGATAATAAACCACCCTATAATATAGTCGTGGATATTGTGGAAACGCCTAATTATCTTGCTCTAAGAGTGTATGAGAATGAGGTCATGTCTTTATCTAGCGATAAACAATTGATCGTAATGGAATACCTGCACAAACTACGAAATATCGTAATGACATTTGGAATTAAATGCCATTTCCAGGGTGTTCCAGGAGATCCACCTAGGAGAGTCTAATGGAAATGGTTTGGATTGAATCCGAACGATGCTGGGGTAAAGTTATGCAAAGAAATACTTCTTATTGCATAGTAAAGTATTATAAAGACGGAATTAATTATGAAGAGGCGATAGAAATAGAAGATCTTGTAGATCTTAATGATATGGGTATAGATTATGAAGAGGACTCCTAATGTTTAAAAGAAAAAGCGCGGTGGAGATAAAGCAGCCACAAGAGTATTACTGCTCTAATCCAGACTGCCGTAATGAGGTAGCAGACTTTAGCCCCCTAAAAAATCTGCTTACCGACGAAGCCCATAATAATTATTCAGACTTCTATTGCATGGACTGTATAATTGAGGAGAATTTTCTATGAAGAAGGCTTTAATTACAGGGATTACTGGTCAGGACGGGTCCTACCTAGTAGAGTTACTTTTGGATAAAGGCTATCTAGTTTATGGAATAAAGAGGAGATCCTCATCTCTGAATACAGAAAGAATAGATCATCTATTTAATCACCCAAATCTAGAATTAGTCTACGGTGACCTGACAGACTCTTCATCAATTATAAAGATTGTTAACGATACCAGGCCCGATGAAATTTATAACCTTGGCGCTCAAAGCCATGTTCAGGTGTCATTTGAAACTCCTGAATATACTGCACAGTCAGACGCGGTGGGTCCGTTAAGAATTCTTGAAGCAATTAGAACATTAGGATTACAGTATGATACAAGATTTTATCAGGCAGCAACATCAGAAATGTACGGCCTTGTCCAAGAAGTTCCGCAGACTGAAACGACGCCGTTCTATCCTAGATCTCCTTATGGAGTAGCAAAACTTTATGGTTATTGGATTACAAAGAATTACCGTGAGGCATACAATATGTATGCATGTAGTGGAATATTATTCAATCACGAATCACCTCGCCGTGGTGAAACCTTTGTAACTAGAAAGATTACAAGAGGTCTGGCGGCTATTAAAAGAGGAGAACTTGAAACTCTAGAACTTGGTAATCTAAATGCTTTAAGAGACTGGGGGCACGCAAAGGATTTTGTCAATGCTATGTGGCTAATGTTGAACCAGGACGACCCAGAAGATTATGTCATTGCAACGGGAGAAGAGCATACTGTTAAGGAATTCATTGAGGCAAGCGCACCGTTTTTTGACATGGAAATAGAATGGCGGGACGAGGGCGTTGATGAAATAGGTGTAGACGTTAAAACTGGAAAAACTATTATTGCTGTGAATGATAAATACTTTAGGCCAGCAGAAGTAGATAGATTAATTGGAGACTCTTCTAAGGCTAGAAAAGAATTGGGGTGGAAGCAAGAATACACCTTCTACGATCTAGTAAGGGAGATGTGTCTTGCAGAATTATGATGTTACTATCAAAGCCCACCCAAAGGATTATTACAAACTTCCATATGTTATATCCAGCCTTAAGCATTTAAAGCCCAGATTTGAGAACATTTATATTGTTTCTCCAGACGGGCACAGACCAGACTCTATCTTTCAAGATTACATCATTACTGTAAAGGATGATGAGGTCAGGCCATTTATAGATAAAACTAAATTTAAGCATAGGTACAACTGGTCTTGGGTTAACATGCTGTCTTTGACACAAGAATTTACAAAAAATGATTTGTACTTTGATGTTCAGGCAGACAACTTTTTCCTTAATGATTTAGAATTGTTTACAGAGGATGGTAGGCCAAGACTATTCAAAACTCGCGCTAATTCTAATAACAATACTGTCTGGCCTGGGTATTTTGAATTTAGTAAGAACATGTTTAACATAGAAAAAATAACCTTTGGATCTTCCTACATTATTGAATTCATGATGTATGATAAAAATAAACTGAAGAGTCTATATGAACCATATGATAAAGGCATCATGATAGAAAAATCTTATAAAGAAATTAATGAAAACTCGTACCCCGCAGATCAGGAAATTTATGGAAATCTTATAGAAGGAAGATTTCCAGAATCATATGAAATAGTAGGCCCTATTGAAACTCACATCGGCGGAGATGATTTACAAGATGATGATATAGATAGAGTTTTGGACTATGTATCATCAATAAAAACGAAATATCCTGCAGCAATAGCCTGCAGCCATCACACATATTGGATGCCAGAATGGAACTAGATAGTAGAATTTATGTAGCAGGGCACAGAGGTTTAGTTGGCTCTGCCATAGTAAGAAAATTAAAAGATCTTGGATATACAAAAATCATTGTAGATCGCCATGAAGATTTAGATTTAAGGCATCAACAATGGACTCGCAACTTTATATCGTTGCATGAGCCAGATTATGTTTTTTTGGCAGCAGCAAAAGTAGGCGGGATTAATTATAATAAGAGTCATCCTGCAGATTTTATCTATGACAATCTATCTATTCAGAATAACGTTATTAATTCTTCATATAAACTGGGCGTAAAGAAACTTTTATTCCTGGGATCTTCATGCATCTATCCTAAAGTATGCGATCAGCCAATTAAAGAATCAGCACTTTTGACTTCACCATTAGAACCAACTAATGAAGCATATGCAATTGCAAAAATTGCTGGTTTAAAAATGTGCCAGATGTTTACAAGTCAGTACGGATTTGAAACCGTATCTGCCATGCCAGCGAATCTATATGGTCCAAACGATAACTTTAACTCTGAACAATCTCACGTTATTCCTGCAATGATAAAGAAATTTATGGATGCTATTTGGCACGGTAAGAAGGAAGTTATTTTCTTTGGTGACGGTTCTCCTATAAGAGACTTCATGTACGTTGATGATTTGGCAGACGCATGTGTATTCCTGATGAACAACTATGATGATCCAAATCATATAAATGTAGGATCTGGATTAGATGTATCAATTAAATATTTGGCTCAAGTAATCTCTTCTATTATTGGATACGAGGGTGAAATATTATGGGACGATACTAAGCCTAATGGATCTCCAAGAAGAACTCTTGACACATCTAGGATGGGTGCGCTAGGATGGTATCCAAAGACCTCTTTAATACAGGGGTTAGAAAAAACCATTAAGTGGTACAGAGAAACTGGTGGACAGCGTGAATTATAAATGGCCTTTAATGAAAGAAACTATAACTTTGGGTGACAGACTTGAGATGATTAAGTTTGTTGCAACGACAGGAAAATTTACTAACGGAGATAAGGTAAAGAAGTTTGAGTCTGAGTGGAATGAATGGCTTGGATCTCAGCACTCTTTGTTTGTTTCATCTGGCTCTACTGCAAACTTTTTATTGCTGGCGGCAGTAAAAGAATATCTGGGCCTTAAGGACGGTGATAAAGTTTTAGTGCCAGCCTGTACCTGGATGACTAATGTTGCTCCGATTATACAGTTAGGCCTTCAGCCAGTATTCTGTGATATTAATATGTTTAATTATTCATTTAATAAGCAACATCTAGAAACACTATCTATTCTTCATAAAGATATAAAGGTGATCTTTGTTACGCATCTTCTTGGGTTCCCCTCATGGGAGGTCGAATACTTTAAAGAGTATTTTCCAAACGCAATCATCTTAGATGATGTTTGTGAGTCTCATGGAGTTAGTCGAAGCGGTGAAAGGGTTGGGTCAAATAGTGTTGGTGCCACCTTTAGTTTTTACTTTGGTCACCATATGACAACAATTGAAGGCGGCATGGTGTCTACTAGAAATGAAGACCTTTATGATCTAATGAAGATGAAACGTAGTCATGGCATGTCAAGAGAGTCGATTCATGCAAATGAATATGCCATCAAGTATCCAAAGATGGACCCATCATTTCTTTTTATCACAGACGGTTATAACTTTAGAAATCATGAAATACCCGCTGTTCTTGGGTCTAGCCAACTCAAAAGGCTTGACGGCATGATAAAGAAACGCAAAGAAAACTACAGGCTATTTCTTAAATTAATCAGAAAGCATGAAGACAAGTTCTATATTCCTTATGATCGTGGTGGAGATAGCAACTTTGCCTTTCCAATAGTATCTAAGCGTGAACTTACGCATAGCATTCTTAAGTCTAAACTTCATAATGCTGGGATCGAAAAGCGTCCAATTGTAAGCGGTAATCTTTTAGAGCATCCATTCCTTAAGCAATATAAAATGGCTCAGGCTGGCCCAGAAACGCCACAGGTAAAGATCGTACATGAAAGAGGACTCTATGTAGGTAATAATCATTTCGTAGGAGAAAAAGAAATATCTATGCTAGAGGAGATCTTTGACGAACTATGAGTAAAGATCCAAGAGAGTATGAAGATTTTCTATATAAGTTAAGGCCTAAGTGGAACTTCTATCTAAATGAAGAAATACTACAATGTAATACTCCATCCGAAAATAACATAGGATACCTAATTGAGTCTAAAACTATTATTGAGGGGGTGTATGTAGACTTCATATTAAACTGGGAAAGAGTTATAGATAACTTTAAGTATATCTTTGTTCAGGACAGCAGTCTGCTCAAATACCATCCAAAGATTAAATGGGCTCCAGCATCATTTATATGGATAGATGAACCACAAATCTATCCTAAGACAAAACTAATATCAATGATATCTTCTAAGAAGAATATGTGTCCAGAGCATACCAGACGATTGGCTATGGTGGATAGAATGTCATCTGTCGGCGGCGTGGATATTTATGGTCAGGGGTTAAGATACATAGAGAAAAAGGAGCAGGGTCTTTGCGACTACATGTTCTCAATAGCCATGGAGAATGCCAGGTACCCTGGAAACTTTACTGAAAAGATAATGGATTGTTTTGCTACTGGAACAATTCCAATTTATTCTGGAGATCCAACTATAGATAGATTCTTCAATCCTGATGGCATTATAACTCTGAGTGATGACTTTCACCCATCCCAAGTAAATGAGGACTTGTACTATGAGAAAATGGACGCCATAAAAGAAAACTTAGAAATAGTAAAACAATTCTCCAGCATACAAGACTGGATACATGAAAAATACCTTAAGGAATTAGAATGAACCCCTTAAAATGCGTAGTAGATGCCTACAATAAATATTTTGGAGAGCAAGCCAAGACTATTTTAGAAATAGGTTCCAGAGATGGGCACGACGCCTATTACCTTTATCTTAAACTAAAGGCTCATAAAGCCTACACGTTTGAGGCGAACCCTAATTGTTACAAAGTAATTAATTTAAATTACCCAGAGTTTCATAATATCTATGGTGCAGTATCTAACTTTACTGGTCAGTCCACATTCAACATGGTTGAGTCATCTGACTGGGATGCGGTTGGCACCTCCTCATTAAAGGATCGTAATGATTCCTGGTACGACGGCAGAGCAATCAAGATTACAGTAGATGTAGATACTATGCATAACTATATTATTAATTACGATATCCAACCCCCTTTTGATGTAGTAAAACTTGATGTTGAGGGATGTTCATACGAAGTTCTTGAAGGATTTGGTTCTTTTATCAAAGACGTAAGGGTTTTGCATGTTGAAAATGAAACTATACAATACTGGTCGGACCAAAAACTTGCAAACGATGTAGCAGAACTGCTATTATCTAAGGGCTTCTTCTTAGAGTATTCCGAAAACTTTGGAACTAATAGCGTTGATGAGGTTTGGGTAAATGGCAATTTCGTTTAATAGTCTCGGTGGCTATGGCAGAATGGGGAACCAAATGTTCCAGTATGCTGCCCTTAGAGGAATAGCACATGAGCATGGATATGAATTTTCTATTCCAGGATCGGGGCATAGATTATTTGAAGTATTTACAATGGATAACTGCACCATTAGAGAAGAAAATAAGATAACTATGCAGAATCTGACTCACATAGGATTTGAATTCGATAAAGCCCTGTTTGATAACTGCCCAAACTATACAGATCTTTATGGATATTTTCAAAGTGAGAGGTACTTTGAGGCTATTGCAGAATCTATCCGACAAGACTTTACATTCAATAATCCAGATATAACTCTAATTAAAGCATTAAGAGATGAAGCGGACGGCAAACCAATAGTAAGCGTACATGTACGCAGAGGAGACTATATTACATTGCAAGACTACCACCCGCTACTGACCAAAGAATACTATGAATCATCTATGTCAGTCTTTAAAGACGTTTTATTCGCAGTATTTTCAGATGATCCAGAGTGGTGTGAGTATCAAGAAATGTTCCATGACTGCATGGTAATCGATGCTTCAGATAAAACTACAATGTATACCATGTCCCAATGTGATCATAATATAATTGCTAATTCATCATTTAGTTGGTGGGGTGCGTGGCTCAATAATAATTACCATAAGGTAGTTATCGCTCCTAAAAAATGGTTTGGACCAGCGTACTCAGACTACGACTTATCTGATTTGTATCCAAGTAGGTGGATAGTTCTATGAGTTTCTATGATCACTTTGACGCCGCCTTCTGCATTAATTTAGATAAAAGAGAAGATAAATGGGATGCATCTCAAAAGCAATTTGAAAAGATTAATTTAGAAGTAGAAAGAGTATCTGCAGTAGACGGATTTCTTGAGCCGCCTGCAAGCATCCGGCCCGGTGAGGTAGGGTGCCTAAAGTCTCACCTAAAAGTATTTGAGATAGCAAAAGAAAGAGGGCTAAAATCATTCCTTATGCTAGAGGATGATGTTCACTTTGCAGACCCGTTTCATGAAAGATTTAACATAATAGAGCCACAAACACCGGCTTACGAAATGCTTTATTTTGGATCTAACCCTCATAGTGGAGAAAGATTTGAGGTCGCCCCGAATCTAAACAGAATTACATATACATTTGCGGCTCATTGTGTGATATTTAAAGAGTCCTGCTTTGACGATATTATAAATCAATTACGCGGACCAATGGTTCATGCTGTAGATGTTGTTTATGGTCACCAGCAAGTTGTGCATACAGCATATTCTATAAAGCCATCCTTGGCGTGGCAGAGAAAAGAGTTCTCAGATATAAACCAGGAAATTGTTGACTACGAGTTTTTAAGATGATAGGATAAGGTGTGCCTAAATTTACAATTATTGCTACAGATGCAGAAAATCATGTCCCCAGAGATAAAATGAAGCAGGGAATAGAATCACTAAACAAACAAACATTCAAGGATTTTGAATTACTTATTATCCATGATGGACCAAGAAAAGGGTCATATGATAATGAGTTAGACGAACTTCCAGAGAATACGGGATTTATTGAAACCGATAAGCATTATGGAATATATGGTCTTGATGAATTCTGGGCTGGATATGGATGGGGTCATCACTCTAGAGATCTTGGAATAAAACAGGCGAGCGGAGACTACATTATCCACTTCAACATTGATAATATACTGTTTCCAGATGCTCTACAGAAAATTTCTGAAACAATAGATGAAACGAATTCTGACGTTGTAATCTTTGCATGTAAGCATGAAAAATTTGGTGTAAATTATTTCTCAGGCGTTCCTCCCGTCATGGGTAAAATCGATTTGCTACAATGTGTTGTTAGCAAGGAGGCGTGGGAGTCGATTGGCGGCTGGCATAGATATGATCACTCTGCCGATGGCTTCCTATTTGAAGAAATAATTGCAAAATATGGATATGTTCACATACCAGAAGTTCTAGGAGAAAATAGATAATGCCAGTTTATGAGGATATTCGTGTAGCGTTAGAATATCAAAATGAAAACGCAGACAAGGATTTGATACCAGACGACGTTCCTATTATTATTCCAACCTTTAACACTCCGTCGTATCTGAAGTCTATGATTGATCAACTTGAGAAAAGAGGTTGGACAAATGTTATCATTTGTGATAATAACTCTACCTATCCACCAATGATAGATTTGTTAGAAGAACTATCCCAGAAGTATCATGTAGTGCGATGGTCAGATAATCATGGGCCACGTTACTATACAGAAAATAAAGATATCTGCTCAAGGATGCCAAAATATTTTATTGTGACCGACCCCGATCTATTGCTTAATGATAATATGCCTCGTAATGCTATAAACAAGATGAAAAGAATTGTTGATATGTATGGGGTATCTAAAGTAGGTCTTGCAATAGACATTCATTCAGCAGAAGAAAGAGATAGATTCTTTAGTCCTAGGCAGGTGGACGATTGGGAGGGGCATTACTGGAATGTAAAGGTCGATAAATATCCAGAAAAGGATGATCTTTATGCTGCTCCCGTAGATACAACCTTTGCTCTCTATAATAGAGATAGATTTCTTGCGGAGATTGATAATGTCCCCATGCAGATGACTTGTAATACTAGCGCCATTAGAATTGCTGGAAGATTTACTTGCAAGCATATGGGCTGGTGGGATAAACTTCCATTAGAGCAAGAAGAATATGATTACTACCAAAAGACGATAACAAACTGGTCGTCTACAGAAACAGAAAAGAAGAAGTTAGGATATCAATGACAACCGTACTTTTGACTGGGGCCAGCGGGTTTGTTGGCAGCCATGTATTACGACATATTCTTTCCAATACTGATTGGAATGTAGTATGCCTAGTGTCTTTTAGACACCGTGGAATCACAGATAGAATCCGTCTGGCGGTGGAAGGCTATGATGATGACTTCAAGCGTACAAAGGTAATTAAGCATGACCTTACAGCACCGTTCTCTCCTGTTCTTACCTATGAGATTGGTGAGATTGACTACGTTATCAACGTTGCTAGTGAATCCCATGTTGATCGCTCTATTGAAGAGCCCGTACCCTTTATTGAGAATAATGTTTCATTAGTTTGTAATATTCTAGAGTGGGCAAGATTCTCAAATATTAAAAAGTTTATTCATGTTTCTACCGATGAGGTATATGGTCCCGCACCACATGGTCATGCACATCGTGAATGGCAAGATCAGTATTTCCCAAGTAATCCATACTCTGCATCTAAGGCTGCTCAGGAGTCCATCGCGTACTCTTACTGGAGGACATATGGAGTGCCACTTATTATCACTAATACAATGAATATTATTGGCGAAATGCAGGACCCAGAGAAGTTTATTCCGATGACCATCAAGAAAGTTTTGGCTGGAGAAACAATGACTATTCATGCTTCTCCTACAGGAGAAATTGGAAGTAGGTATTATCTTCATGCTAGAAACCAGGCAGATGCTTTACTTCATGCACTCACTCAGGATACTCCCGCATATGGCGATTCTCAGGCCCCACAGAAATTCCATGTGGTAGGTGAGAGAGAGGTTGATAATTTAGAGATGGCACAGATGGTTGCTGCCTATGTTGGCAAGCCATTAAAGTATGAACTAGTAGACTTCCACTCATCTAGGCCAGGACATGACTTGCGTTATGCTCTAGATGGTGATAAAATTGCGAGCACGGGGTGGAAGGCTCCCCTTTCACTTGAAGAATCACTAGAGAGAACGGTAAAATGGACTCTGGATCGCCCAGAGTGGCTAAGACTATGAATATAGATTATTATTACGAAGAAGAAGAAGAATTAGATGAAGAAATAGTTCATCTAATGAAAAAGAAGCGACAAGTTCAGAACAAAAGATCCTATTAACATGGAGTAAGATGACCTGCATCTCAGCAATCGCTCATAACGGTAAAGTGTATATGGGTGGAGATTCTGCTGCCGTAGATGAGGGAAGTGACCTTGTATCTACCAGGAAAGAGCCAAAGGTATTTATTAGAAATAATTATCTAATTGGTTTTGCTGGAAGTTTTAGGTTTGGTAAAGTTGTAGAACACATCTTTAACCCTCCAAAATTACAGACTGACAATATTGATAAGTTTTTAAATACAGTATTTGTAGATGCTCTCAGAGATACTTGCGATCTATCTAAAATAGACCCCCCATCAGAGGATGACTCATCAGAACTTTTGATCGGTGTCAATGGAAGACTCTTTGAATTCTGTAATGATTGGCATTTCGGAGAAGATGTAAATGATTTTAATGCCATTGGTTCGGGTACAAAATTAGCACTAGGCTCTTTGTATTCTACTAGACGAATGCAGTCTCAAAGTGCTAGAATTAAACTATCACTACAGGCGGCAGAGAAATTCTCCCCGTCTGTACGAGGTCCATTTACTATATTGGAGATCTAATGCTTGATGCTAGAGGTATTCCTACTCCTGAGTGCCCTAACTGTGGCTCATGGCTATTGAAGATTAATGCTACTTTCGATGAAGATTATAAAATAGCGTCATATTTGCTTGACGGTGAGTGTGCTATGTGTAGTACACTTCTTACTGTACCAACAGAAATCGATCACCCAGAATACGACCCACAGGAGTTGCTATGATTGACTACTTTGAAGAGATGTTTCAGAAACTAATTAAGGATAATAAGTGATTATTCGTAATGCCGCCCAATGTGCAAAGTGTGGAGATATTGTAGAGTCTAAGCATCGCCACGATTTTGCTAGTTGTTCATGCGGCTCTATATTTGTAGACGGCGGCAAAGAGTATTTGCGTGCTGGTGGAAACCTAGAGTACTTCATTTCCCTGGCGGAGACAGACAAT